CCAGAACCAACCATAATGTTTAGTGTTGTACCCGGAGCTACTTCATATTGAGCAGTAGCATATCCACCACCGCCACCATATTGACCAGACGGCACAGCTCTTCCACCACCACCGGCACCCCATACTTCAATCGTAATAGTTTCATTGCCAGATGATGGTCTAGGAAATGCACTATCTGGTACATTATAGGTAGTTGAAGAATATCTTGCGTTGCCTTTTGTGACACGAACCTCATCCATGAAGCCAGCAAAACCTGTGCTATCTAATGGACCACTACCGACTCTGAGAGCGTTGCCACTCAATCCAGAAGTTGTGAATGTACCTTCAGCAACACTAACACCATCTAGTGAAATGACAAGATTGTTGGATGCTCTTGAGAATGAAACAAACTGCCAAGCACCTGTTGTTACTTGTGTGCCTGATGATTGCGTTAAGGTAGTTGCACCATGGTATGCTGTTAAAAAAGAGTCGCTACCACTTGTAGTGATACCGAAGTTTACGCCATCAGCAGTCAAAGAAGCGATGACGTTATTGCCTGATAATGATGTTGGATAAATCCAACCCTCTACTGTTAGGTCACCACTTAAATCAAATTCACCTGATATACCAGTTTCAACATAGTCTCCAGTGCCATCTAATTTTAAAGATGTAATTCCGAACTTTGCTTGTTCTGAACTTGAGGTGGCGTCACCATAAACCTGTACACTGGCAGTATTTGCAAAATCCTGAATGGTCATGAATTAATCTCCCGTTGTACTTAAAAGGAACGACACATTAGCTTCTAATGGATCAGTGTCAAAGCTTCCACCGTCACGCACACTAAATGCTCTAGCAATATATGTATTCGTATTTGCCAAAGCACTGTTAAAAACGGTAACGTCCGTTTTAGCGTTCCAATCGTCACCACCTACAAAAGAAGTAGCGTTTGCATAATAAGATACAGATGTTACGACAGTTTGCGTTAATTGTCTATCGCCAAAGTCACCTGTTGTTTTTTGTAATTCGTTTGTGCCATCGAAAAGATCAAAGACGGAAGATGAATTAGCAGATATGATACGCCGATCTTTTACGTTAATCGCTAATTCACCTTCCTCCAATGAAGATGGTCTTGCACCAGCAGTGCTGGATCTTTTTAGTTTAATAATTGAAGCCATCTAATTATCCCCTAACTTAGTAAGTACCACCATCGGCAGTTGCCGCTTCGGTAGCAATATATGCATTAGTGTTTGCTAGTGCTGCATTATGAACACTAATGTCTACTTTTTGTGCCAAGAGACTATTATCAACAACGGAGTTTGCAAAGCCGGATACACTTGTGACAACCAAATCGCTTGGTGTTAAGTCTTCGACTGCCGTTTGCCCAACAGAGACAGCTTTTGCACCACCAGTAAAGACCTGGAATACACCAGTTCCGTTTGATGAATACAATTTTTGGTCTTTGACGTTAAGTGCCAATTCACCAGTTTCAAGATCTGATAAACTTGGTGTTGCACCAGCCGTACTGGACCTTTTTAGTTTAATAATAGATGCCATCTAGTCAACCCCTTTCTTAATCTACGGTAGTACTGGGAGAGCCGAAGCCCTCCCAGCGATTTTAGTAATGTAGATTAGAAAGAACCACCGTCAACAATGGCGTCTAACTGACCGATAGCATAACCAGCACCACCAGTATCAACTGTTACTGTTGGATCTGCTTCCAAGTCTTTGAAGACCTTGAAGATGCCATCTGTGGCATCACGGAAGATACCAGCATACTTAGAAGTTGAACCTTCGTCATACAAGGCATAGAAACCAGTATCAACAGCATCTGTTTGGTTATTGGATGCCAACTTGATTAATGGATCCATAACTTCTAGAGTTGTTGTTGAGATGTAGGTTACTTCACCTTCAACGGTTAGGTTACCATCGATGTGTGTGTTACCAGCAACTGTCAAGTTTGTGCTGATAGATGCACGACCTGTGTGATTGAAGTGACCAGTTGATGCTGGGTCAGCAACAGTTAGATAGCTACTTGAAAGTGATGTGCTTAGACCGTCAATACGAGTGTTAGTATTGGCAAGAGCTGCACGCTCGGCAGCGATCTGGGTGTCCAAGTTGCTTTGTGTAGCAGCAATGTAGCTGTTTGTGTTAGCAAGATCTGATGCTTGCTTTGCTTCTTGTGTGTCAAGAGCAGACTGAACGCCAGCAATAGCACTGTTAGTGTTAGCCAAATCACTTGCTTGTTTTGCTTCCTGTGTATCCAAAGCACTTTGAGTATTAGTATTCAAAGTACGGATAGCAGTGTTGGTAGCAGTCAAGTTAGTGTTTAGTAGGTTGATACGAGCAGTTTGTGTATCAACATTGGTTTGTGTAGCAGCAATATAACTGTTAGTATTAGCTAAGTCGCTAGCTTGCTTTGCTTCTTGTGTATCCAAAGCACTCTGTGTATTTGTGTTTAGAGTACGAATAGCAGTGTTAGTAGCAAGCAAGTTGGTGTTCAACTGAGCAATTGCCAAGTTGGTGTTACCAAGAGAGCCACCTGATGAAGCTTGGACACTAGCAATGTAAGCGTTGGTGTTAGCCAAGTCACTTGCTTGCTTTGCTTCTTGTGTGTCAAGAGCGTTCTGTGTGTTTGTGTTCAATGTGCGGATTGCTGTGTTAGTAGCAGTCAAGTTAGTATTAACAAGATCGATACGAGCAGCTTGTGAAGCAATTGAACTGTTGGTGTTAGCTAGGTCTGATGCCTGTTTTGCTTCTTGAGTATCAAGAGCAGACTGGACACTAGCAATGTAAGCGTTGGTGTTGGCAAGGGCTGATTCACCAATACGGACAACAGCACCGCCAGCTTGCTTAGAATAGATTACACGGTCTGCAAGGTTAATCGCAACCTCACCTACCTCTAGGTCACCAGCTGCTGGTGTTGCACCTGCGGTACTGGACCGTTTAAGTTTAATTACGGAAGCCATTTTTTAATATTCTCCTATAGGATTAATTTATTTTTTTGACATAGGTGGAAGCCCACCTCGGATAACATGTTTCCCCAAAGGGCTATTTTTTGGTTTATCCTTCTCAATAGATTGAGGATAAACCTCATCATTGATATTTTCAACCGGGTTCATATCGTATACTTCACCATCATAATCACTTTTACCACCGAAAAGATTACCGAACATATTAGTAAATTTGGTGTTCTGTTTATTCTTCTCTGTGAACTTTTTATCCAGATAATTTAGTCTATCTTGAATAACTTTATTTAGTTTTTCAAGTTCTTTAACTCTCTCGTTTAGATAGGTGTTTTGAGACTCTAATAATAATTTTTTTTTAATAATTTCGTTTATATATTCTTGTTGTTTATCTATATAGGTGTTAATAACCTCTAATTTTTTACCATCAATCTCTTCCATTTTACTAGAAATCTCCGCCGTCTAAAACGTTTACGCCAAAGGTTGGTGTGCCATTTGCAGCAATTTGAAGGATATTACCATTTGCACCAGAGGCAAATCCCATTGTTGTAGTATTTGCACCAAATAAAACGCCATCTTTAGTCAATGAACTGACACCTGTACCACCTTGCTCTACGCCGAGAACGGTCGATAGAATGAGTGTGGTGATTGTAGTATTGCCAGTGAAGGTCTGGTTGAAGTTGTTAGCAGAACCACCACCAACACCAAACGAACCAGTATACCTTGCTCCACTTATATATACGGATTTACCAGTGAAGCTTATGCCGTTTGGTAGATTGTCACCGATAAAATGTAGAACACCACTCTGATAATCAAAGAACCATTCATCGTTGTTACCAGACCCAACACCAAAAACTTGGTCACCACCAGATGCTGCATTGGAAGCATCATCACTAGTATGTATATAAACTTTCAC